AATATGATGCTTTTTAGCACTAGTTATGTTCCGGTGTCGGGTATTCAGCTGAACCCCTAACCCGTATCAATCGAATCCCTCCTATATAGGAGGCTTCGCTTGACAAGTTCGTTCCTAACCTCATTTTGGTTAGTACAAACTCTTACACCCTCACCATTCCATAGTGTGTGTGTAAGTTCCCGGACTGCAATGTTGATCATATGCAGTACGGGTTTCGTAAGAGTGTCGCCCATGAGGACGCCTCTTTGCGACATGAAATACCGAACGTCTTCGACTTCGGTTTCCATTCCGAATTCATTCAGATATCCATTTGAATGATATTCGATTCTGCGGGGTCGATAACAGCATGCTATCACGATCCCCTGTAAGAGCTTTGGGATTCCGCATTTGCGCATCCATGCTCTTCCGAATATCTCAGCCACATCGTGACGGAGAAAGTCGGTCGCCGTTTTATAATCAGTTGAACTGGTATAAACGTCGTAGAATTCCCTGGTTTCAGTTCTGGAACCGGGAGATTCTTCGGTCCTTCGAATATTCTTGACTTCGAAGACTATGTCTTTCCAACTAGTGAAACACTTTTTGAAAAGATTCCATCCGTGGGCTTCTTTTAGCATCCCGGATTCGCTCGATTCAAACCCCTTAGCAAGGGGCCAAGAGCAAATGCCGTTGACGATATCCAAAACCATCTTCAGACAGGCACGTCCTTTCGTCACCATTCTGGTTTTCGAAGGTTCCTTGACCCCGACTACGCTTGAAGTTCCAAGTGTAGTAGGGTCCATTGAGAGACAATATTCTAGAGCAGTCCAGAATATATACTCCCCAGGTGTTAACTCATCGAAGGTCATTTCTCCTTCGGGTTCACCCGTATCTAGGTTTAAAAGTTGCACTTTTCGACCCAGATTAGTACCTTCCCAGACCATATCATTTATAGCCTGTGCGGTACCTTCGTTTCTTCTGCTATGTTCATAACACGAAGACGAAGTAACCCTTATTCCGGCCTTAGTATCTAAGCCCGTAAAGGGTGCATCTGGCAGGTTTGATATAATCAAATCGGCAGATGCTGATATCAGAGCCCTCTTCCAGCTTGGAAGAGGTTCTGGTATTTCTTTCAGAGTCTCGATAAGCTTGATCTTGTCTCTGATAGACTGGAGAGGGGGAGGAGTTCCCATCCCTCTCTTCTGTGACAACAAACCTCTAACTTGAAGTTGTTGTTCACGATTCGGTTCGTACGTATAAGCTTTATAAGTCGACTCGAATTGCCTCTGGATCGGTTTTCCTTGATCCACAGGCGAGGTAAATAACGAATGTAGCACATTCGTATTTGCCTTAAAACGCTCACGAAGGTCTTTTAAGTCCTTGTAGTGTAATGGGGTTTCTTCTATAGCTTGCTTAGTTAGATCCCCGTCGTAAAACTCATCTCTTAGTAAGAGATGGATATTACCAAGGCAGGAAAGGTCAAATTTATGCCAATTCCAAGCCTGTTCGGGATATGCTAGATATCTTTGTAGCATTATCCCGTCTACAGTCAGTAACATTTGCATGAATCTTACTGCTCTGTCTCTTTTCGGTCGAGGTGTATACAACTCACCGTAAAGTTTCTCGCGTGTCGCCTTCGTCCACGAAGGGTCCGCGAGTCCGTCTAGGAAGTCTTTGATAGACTTCCATAGGCGCTTTGCAAATGCAGATTCGTTTACGTCTCTGGATTTGCACATACATCTGAGTTTATAACCCCAGAACGTATGACGAGATAGGACGTAAAGTTTTACGTCTGTACTCGCGATTTTATGAAACGGGATCCCCCGTTTCATAGAACCTTCCCAATCTGGACCCAATAGGTCAGGTGGGATCTTATCTTGGAGACGTTTCACGTCTCCAAAATAATTCATCAACTTAGGCACTTTTCCGTGTCTAAGTGATGCTAACCGCATAGCCGG